GCAGCACCTCCGGATCATAATCACGACCATCGCGCGGTACCGGAATGGCCCCCACGGCGTCATTCATCATCGCCTGCAGAACAGGGCGCACCTCATCCACCGTCACATGCTTCTGTAACAGAGCAGACAGGGAAGCCAGTTTCTCTTCAAACGCCCCCGACTGTGCGGCCATCTTCTCCTCAAATGTGCGCTGTAAATCCGCCAGCACCGTGGCGAATTCTTCACCCAGCGCACGGATAATGGACAGTTCACGCTCTGTCATTTTCGCAGTATCCCCCTGAACATCGCCTTCACCGCATCACGCTCTGTTTCGCTTATGGCCTTATTACCGTCAGATGCGCCGTCAGGCAGCTGTGATGAAACTGTTTTCCCGGTCGACGCGAACGGATCCTCACGGGCATCACGACGGGACAGCGCCTCCAGACTGTAGTTCTGCTGCTGAAGATACAGTGCATCACCGCCGGCCAGAGGCGGCAGGTTCTCCCGTTTACGGGCCTCATTGGGCGTGAGAAGCGTATTTTTCACCGCATCCCCCAGCGTTTTCATGCGCCGCTCACTGTCCATTCTCAGCAGCGTGGTGACATCAAATTCTGTACTCTCGTTTTCCCCCGTTTCCAGCGCCTCATCCAGTAACAGTTCAATGGACTCAATCAGCGTCTGCAGGCACTGGGAATAATACTGCTGCTCCAGCGCCTCCACGTTGTCACTGGAAGGCGGTTGTCCCACGCCAATCTTGTAGGCCGGGACACGGAACACCGAACAGACAATTTCAGCGGTCATCTTCAGTTGTTCCACCGTCTGCGCATCCACCGGTGAAAACGTCGTGGGGTTGTATTTTGCCCCGTTGCTCAGAATGGCCGTTTTCCCCGCATTTTCGCCTGTATACCCGCTGTCCCAGTTGCTCTTCAGTTTTTTCGCATTTTCTTCCGTAATACTGCCGGGGATCTCAATCACCCCGGACGGCCTGCCGCCATTTCTGAAAAAAGACGTCGAATTTTCCTGAATATGATGCCCCTGCGTGGCCGCCAGCCCGGCAGCATACACCGGCGGCAGCCCCACAAGCGGATGAAAAAAACAGTTAAACCGGTCGTGGATCACTTCCCTGGCAGGCACCGTCACCGCCTCAGTGATCCCGCAGTTCCGGTCCGGTGTAATGCGATAGAACACCTCGCCGTCATCCGCCACCAGAGGTTCAACCCGGCTCCAGTCCAGAATACGCAGTTCTTTGATCTGCCCCCGGGAGTTACGGATTTTCAACACCACCGTATTGCCGTGACGCAGTTTGGCGTTCAGCCACAGTTCAAAAAACTGGATACGATTCTGCTGTGCATTGGGACGACGACAGAGACGGGCAATATCCCCCTGTCGTTTTTCACGGCGGATCCCCTGTGTATCGGTCTGCATCAGGCGCAGCCGCATTTTGGCGATATCCTGGGATATCAGCGAAATGCAAGAAAACACCGCGTGAAAGGACAAAACGGTTTCCGGATCGGCTTTCACACCCTGCTGCCAGGCACCGGCAAAAGGCTCAGCCACCGCCTGAAACAGGCTGGTCCAGCCCACCTCTTTTACATCACGTCCTGATTTCTGGTTTTTTCGGGTTCGCCGCAAAAGGTTCCACATTCGCCATGCTCCGCATCACGTTTCTTTTTCTGACCTGCCGGACGTCGCACTGTGATGTACTCCGCCTTCCCCAGGCGAACCAGCACCTCCGCACACGGCTGTGCCACATCACGGATATCCCCGGCCCGGGCATCATGCGTGCCCTGCAGATACTGGATTTTTGCCATCAGTTACTGCGGGAAGCTCGCGCCTCCCGCCCTCCTCATCAGACTCAGCCGCCGGACGCAGTTCCGTAGTTCACACCGGTGATCACCGCCACTGCCGCGGTACGGCGACGACGCCAGTTGATCCAGCGCTCCGCACGGATGGCCACGCTGCCGGTCTGGAACATGGAGACCAGCTCCACCGGTGACGGTGTGCTGCTGTCGCTGGTCGGTTCAGACTGCATCTCCAGTGACGCTTCACGGGACATATCCACCGCCACACCGCCGTCATCAGCCAGATAAATATCCGGCGCATTCACCAGCACCAGCTGGTCACCCACGTACTGGGAGACAATCACCGGCAGGCCCTGGAAGGTGCCGCCAAGCAGGGTCATGTCCGGATATTCCTTCTGACCCAGCGCATTTTTACGCATGGACAGCGCCAGGGCATTTGTGCTGGACATCAGCCAGACCGCACCGGTGGGCTGCAGGTTTGCTGCCACAAACTGACCAAACGCGGCTTCCGCATCCGTATCCGGGTTACCGGTTGATGCCGTGCCCTTCACATCATGGGTGATGGACGCAGGGGAAACATCGGCCACCGCCGCTTTTTTCGGGTCCACAAAGTCTGTGTCCAGACGCGCCACCACCGCTTCCGCCAGTGCATTACGGACCAGCGCATCGGCGGCAGGACTGGAAAAACGGATCAGCTCTTCCGTCAGTACCGCAATAGCCGCCACCTTCGCATGACTGAAGGTGATGGATTCAAAATCAAACTTCGTCAGGGGTCTGGCCTTACCCTGCCCCACCCAGCCGGCAGCACCACCGGACACCTGGGCATGCACGCGAATATTGAACGGCACCTGACGAAGTGCCGGGATCCCGCCATGACCAAATCGCCCGATAATGGTCTGCGGACGCAGATAATCAATAAAGTCCTGCGCATATTCCTGATATTCAGACAGGCTGCCTGCCCACTGTGGGTCCGTGGTGGTCCCTGCCCCCACCGCCGACTTCAGGACATGATGCAGACGGCTGTCATCCGGATACTGACGACGGGCCACTTCCAGGGCTTCAGAGCGGACACCTTTAGCCGCGGCCAGTGATTTGGCAAAGCGGGCGAAACCAATCCCCTTCTCCAGTTTCTGCTCAACACGGATCACCGGCGCTGAAGCCACCGTGGCCACATTCCCGTTACCGGCCTGTTTCACCGGCTGTGCCGTGGCGGCCTTACTGGTTTCCAGTTCACGCAGACGCTTCAGGTGCGCATCCACCTGACGGATTTCCGCTGCGGTGTTGTCGTAGTGCTCTTCCTCTTCCACATCCAGTGTGCGGCCTTCCTCTGCGGCTTTGGTCATGACCTCCTCAAGGGAGGCTGCCAGCGCCGCACGCTTGTTTTCAAAACTTTTAATCTGTTCACCAGTATTCATTGCTGACTTTTCCTTATGAAAAGAGGTTATTGACTGTGCCGAAGCGCCGGCAGAAGATGCGATTTTCACCACCGGTTTCCGGTTGCCGGACGCGGCAGAAAACGGGCGGTCGAAAGATTTAATGGTCTGGATGGTGCATTCCGCATTCGCGGGCACGGTGACGGCAGACACCTCCATCAGCTCCCAGCGCAGAAAATGCAGTCCGCCTCCGTCCAGATAAGTGTATTCATGGGGCCGGAAGCCCACAGAAAGCCCCCTGACCAGCCCGGTCTTAATGGCAGCCCATGCCTCATCCAGCCGGGCAGCCAGTTGCGACGGCATATCCGGTACGGGCTTCACCAGTGTTGCCGTGATTTCCAGCCCTTCCCTGATCCGACGCACCGTACACTGGCCTACAGGGCGGGAATGGTCATGCTGCCAGAGAAACGGGATCGTACTGCCAAACTCCGCCCCCTCCGGCTCCAGGATGTCACCATCCCGATCCGGAGAAGGCGTTGACGCAATCCCGGTGATCACCCGTTCATCCTCACTGAAGGATTTCACCGTCAGCAGGGAACAGGCCCGTTTAAGAGTCACATCAGCCTCCTGAAAATAAAAAAAACCGCCGCAGCGGTTCATGATGGTTACAGGGTGAGCAGGGTTATATGAAAAAAACCTCATACGCTTTCTTTTTCGGTTCCGGATTCAGGGACATCAGGGACACCGCATTGAAGAGCGCCATCAGCGGGTCAATTTTTCCCCGTCCGCTGGCCTGTTTGGTAATAAGGATGGCGTTACCTTTAGGCTCCACCCGGGCATTGCCGACACACCAGGCCATCAGGGGCTGGCCACCATGCACCAGTACCCCTTCAGCCAGTTTGCGCTCGGTGGTTTTGATGGCCCCGCCCAGCTTCCAGCCCTGGCTTATCCCCACCACAATTCCGTCGGGGATCCCGGCTTCCGCCAGTGAATCCAGAATCTGCCCCACCCCTGACGGGTCAATACCGATATGGTCCAGTAACTCAGCCTCATGAATGCGACGCACATATTCCGCCACTTCCGCCGTGTCATCCCCGACACGCCGGACAATGGTCATATCTCCACAGGCAACAAGATCCTGAAACCGGGACGCCTCGCTCTTCCGTCGGACCACCGCGGTTTCATGCGCCCAGGCATGGCCCCAGCCCAGCCATTCGCGGGTCTCCCGGTCACGCCCAATCACATACATCCCCAGCAGATCATCCAGCCCTCCGCCGTCAATCCCCACCGTCACCACATCAGCACGACGCAGGATATCGTCCAGGCTGATACAACGGCCCTGCTCTTCCCAGAAATCAGCCCCCGCCCAGCGGTCAGAGCGCAGGGCAAGACCAATTTCCACATTGGCGTGTTTTGACATGAACCCCCGGAATGTCTCTTCACCGGCTTCCCGGGCTTTACGGTACTCCCGGTACAGAAAGGCCTCATCCACTGAATAGCCGAGATTCGGATTGACCATGGCGAGGTTTTCCATCAGCAGGTGAGCCCCGCTTTCCACCATTTCAGGAGGGTGTTCAAATATCACCGGCAGAAAGTGCGGATCATGAATTTTGCCGTCGCGCACATCCCGGGCGTACTGCAGTTTCTGTCTGAACACCCCGGCAGGCGGTTCATTCGACTGGGTGGTCGTATACACCACAAACCCTTCCGGGCGGGAGGCAAGGCCGCCTATGGCTTCACGTAACATGTCCTCCGCCTTGCACTGCTTGCCAAACAGCCACAACTCATCAATCAGCGTACCCACGGACTTGATACCGGACACCGTATTCGGATCGGCAGCCACCACCTTCAGGGTGGTGTCTGTCACCCTGTGGGTGATGGTCCGGATATGGGTCTGTACCTGGCAGAGGTCATCCAGATCATCGTCACGTCGTACCATATCCCGGGCAGGGTTGAAGGCGTTGGCCGCCACCTCCACAGTCGGGGCCAGAATCGTGTAACCCGCCGCCTGCCGCCAGTTCAGTAACAGTGCAGTCATCATGATCCCCGCGGCCAGCGTGGACTTCGAGTTTTTCTTGGGGATAAGGATAAAAACTTCCTTGATATGGCGTACACCGGTCTGCGCATCGTAGGAGCCAAACAGGGCCGCCACCAGGTCAAACACCCACGGTGCACAGGACTCCCCGAACGTCGGGCTACCAGGTGCATCCACAATCCGCAGTTGTTTAAAAATCGCCAGGGCATGTGCGGCCTCGTCCGGATAAATCGGATCCGGAATAATCGACAGCCCCTTTTTCAGGCGCTCTGCCCAGTCCGGGCAGGCTGTGCTCCATACAGGTATCATCCGTTGCCCTCATTATCGTTATTCACCACCAGTCGGGGTGGCGGTGGCACCGCAAAACGGTTAGCCGCTTTTTTCGCGGCATCACCTTTTGCCGATTTTTTCCCGGTATCCCCTTTTTTATGGTGCGTGAACTGCGCCAGACGCCAGGCCGCATCCAGTGCCAGTTTCGGATCAATGCAGAGGTTTTCCACCAGGATCCGCCCCATGGCTTTCACCGGATCGGGAAGACCATCCTCCATATATTCAATACCAGGAGACATCACCGCGGACGGTGGCATCTCCGGATTATTTTCGTCCGGCTGAGGTATTGCAGCCGCCTCACGGCGACGGGGTTTATCCTCCTGCTCTGATTTTTTCTGCCGGTAAACAGGAACCTCATCCACCTCCACCGTCTCGCATTGTTTACGGGCTATAAACGCAAGCACCTCCGGATCTTTTGCCAGCTGCGAGCCTTTAACCCTGGCGGTCTTCGCCGAATAACCGGCGGCAATGGCTGACGCTGTTTTGTTTTTCCCGGACATGAGCGCCAGCGCAAATTTTCGTTTTTGCGTTGTCAGCACAGCCTCCTCCCGGGTCCAGAACGCACTCAGCCGGGTATGGTTCAGCCCATTTTTCCCCGGCGTCTCATGCCGCAAATGTTAACTGCTGCCTGGTTAACATTTGCTGAAAAAGCCTGTTAACATTTTTTCCGCACAACAAACTGAATAATAAAGATAAAAACCGCAAAAATGCCCGGGCAGCCAGTTAACATGTTAACTGCCCTGAAACGGGAATTTTTTCTCTGCGTGAGAGGGGGCGCGGTGTCCAAAGCGATCGTTTTTTACGCCGGATGATACCCCCCCCGGGTCGGGTTACAGTCCGATGATGTCGTCCGCTCTGTCACTACCTCCGGACACCTCCGGCAGCGTCGGGTCCGGCATACCACCCGCCGCTTCACGAGCAGACTTTTGTCGATGGCATTCGGTACAGAGCGTCCAGAGATTCGTCTCCTCATTACCACCACCGAACTGAAGTGCAATTCGGTGATCGAGTTCACTGTCACAGAGGTCAACCACACGACCACAGATACAGCACTGCCCGGCGTCCCTCAGCCAGATATGACGCTTGAGGGAAACACGTGCACTGCCACTGACACGACGCTGTTCCCCCTTCAGAATATTCACCCGTCGGGTATTCAGTGTTTTGATTCTGCTCTGGAGTGTACGAAGCTCAGCCATGTAAAATCCCCGTCATATGGCAATCAGTAAAGGAAATAAATATGTCATCGAAAAACCGGACCCGCAGAACCACAACCCGCAATATCCGTTTCCCCAATCACATAATTGAACAAATCAACATAGCCCTTGAGCATAAAGGGTCCGGTAACTTTTCAGCGTGGGTTATTGAAGCCTGCAGGAGAAGGCTGGCAACAGATGCAACGCATCTGCGCCCGACCAGCATGACAAATAACGAGAAATGAACGTTCGGTTTCTTCCACCATCGCACCGGACAGGCGACTATGAGGGGACAACGCCGCGCTCCGTTAACGCGGTAAACCCCGGTGTGTATCGTTTTTGATTATCCCCGCACACTCGCGCAGAGGAGTCTCCCTGTCGGGCTGCGGTCTCTGTTAATGCAGGAATACGGCGACAATACCGCGCATGGATAATAAGGTCGCTCAACACACTGGCTGTAATGCAGCGGATACCATGCGGCATTTAGCGGCATTCATCGTACACTCCACGGTTAGCTCTTCATTCGTGGCATTCACCTGAAAGGTCCGGGAGTGTAATTGCGTACATTTACCACTGAACGAACCTTCAACAAGAACACGACCACGCTGCAAAATACGGAACGGAATTGTTCCCTGAAAAGGTTCTACGGTTACCCGTAATTTCTTCATGTATCCTCCGGATAATAAAAAGCCAGCTTAGTGCACTGAGTGCGGATATATTCCTGCGCCCCTTCCAGCTGCTTCTGCATTGTCATCAGCCGTTCTCTGAGGATGAAATAATCCCGTTCAGCGGTGTCTGCCAGTTGGGGGCCGGTTGCATTATCCACGCGGGCGGTGCCGGTGGCTTCACGCACGGGACCTGGACAGGTGGCGTTGATACGCAGGCGCTTACGACCAGCGGCAACGTCAGCGCGAAGAGTTTCATTTTCAGCTCTCGCATCGGCTAATTCCCTCGAGTATTTTGCATCGAGCGCAGCAACATCACGCTGACGCATCTGCATGTCAGTAATTGCCGCGTTCGCCAGCTTCAGTTCTCTGACATTTTTGTCGCGCTGGGCTTTGTAGGTTATGGCGTTATCACGGTAATGATTCAGCCCCAGACTAAGCGCACCACAGGCCACCAGCAGGGCAATGATGACCACGCACAGTACGCGGTTCATTTCACCACCAGCGTATCTGACCGATGAAATAACCGGAGGCCATAATCACAAACACCAGCCAGATAAGAATGAACTTCCAGGTGGATAATTTTTCAGCCATCACTCGAATCTCCCGAATCAGTTTGCTAAAATCAAACACACTTTCTCCTTTGACTTTTCCAGAGTCAGGAAACACAAAACCCCGCTTGCAGCCAACAAACGGGGTTTTTACTTTTATTCACTTAGTTTTTGTCAGTTCGCAGGATTTCGTGTTATCCGTCCGTGTGAGCAAACCGCATTTTTCAGCAAAATATTCTGCTTATCTGTCAATTCCCCAGCACGCCAGCGCACTCTCCTGGTCGCGACGGGATACCTGACCGTAACAGTTGTTTGAACGAATACGGCAGTCTCTGCCACCGTCCTTAATCCACCAGCGAATCGCTTCGCAGGCACCTTTTCGATCACCTGCATTAATTCGTCTGTAAAACGTCGACGGGAAACACTTACCGGGACCAATGTTGTACGGACAGAATGACGCGATCCCCGCTTTCTGGGGTTCGGTCAGTGGCACTCTGATGTTTTTCTCCACCCATGCCAGCGCCTTATCACGCTCAATGGCGTTAACCCGGTCGCATTTTGCCTTCGACAACTTCATGCCTGGAACAACAGGTTTACCATCCACCATGATGGCACCACGGCAGATGGTCCAGATCCCCGCACCATCACGGTATGCCGTGGTGTGGTTACCTTCCTTTTCATCCAGAAACTGGTCGAGAATGTCAGGCGCAGGCGCACCAGCGGCAATCAGCGCCAGAACGGCAGCCGACAGGCCGTATCTGATTTTTGCGTTCATGGATATTTATCAGGATTTATCGGTTTCTGCCCACGGACAGGTTTATCTGTTCCGGTCAGTGAATTAAGGTTGTGATTCCGGTGGAGTCTTCAGAGAACCAGTAATTCTTCCCGGTAGATTTCCTTTGTAGGTTATCCATACATTCTGCGCCTCTAAAATCACGGGGCGCTTTTCCGGCAACGGTTCGTTCCCTTCACATAACCCGGCAGCAACATCCATGAAAAACTGCTTCGCCTGCTTTTTCGCCTCAGCTTCGTAAAGCTCCAGCGTGGCACCTTCAGTACGGTCAAGACTAATCGCCACATCTGGCAACAACAGTGACGGATACCCACCAACTTCCAGTGCCACAGTAACAGTAATCTTATCCGGGTAATTATTTATCCCTTTAACAACCAGTTCGTATTTTTTCTTCATCGCTTTACTCTCCCCGCGCCGCCTTACGCCGGTCCTCTCTGATTTTGAAATACAGGTTAGTCAGATATGTCAGCAGCCCAAACAGCAGACTCCCCAGCACGCCTATTGCCGCCCACTGAGACGGGGAAACCCTGTCCAGCAACTGCAGGAACCAGTAGCCCGTTCCCACCGCTGACGTGGTGTATGACACACCTGTTGTGATTTTTTCCATCTGGTACATACCCCGTCTCCCGTTATCCGGAAGCTCACAACAATATAAAGACCACCGGCACACACCGATGGTCCCTTGCGCAGGCTTACATCATCATGTCGCTGTCAGGTGTGGGTTCACCGCCATCTGAAGCACTCCCGTCACCCGCGATACCTTCCGGCTCCGGAACCGCTGGTACGCCCAGCAGCTCATCCAGAATGGCATCCACTTCTGCATCAAGACGCGCCTCAAGGTTCTGGCGGAGTTTCTGTTTCAGTGCACTCCGGACTTCTTCAGAGCGCAGGACTTCCTTCACTGCCTCAGCAGTGACCAGGGATGTGATTTCTGACATGGGATTTTCTCGTTGAAAGGTGTTGTCAAGAAAGTGACTACGGAATGAGCGGATCTTCGGGTTTGCTTCCGGCTGACTGACTGGCGCTGATTCTCTCAGCGGCCCTTTTATCAATCTGCCTGCGCCAGAAATCGCGCACTGCCCTGTACCCACCCGAAAGAAGATACATAACACAGACTGCCGTACAGAAGTACAGCATCACCTGATGAATAAATGTCATAATTTCTTACCGTTATGGTTGACAATGAGAACTGTTTTCATTTAAAAAACCGATATACGAAAGCATCTTTTCTTTACATTCTCCATTGGAATTACCTCCGCCAGCGTCCATTCCTGCCGCTGGCGGCTTTTTTTATCATGCCGCGATGTCCGCGTTGTTCACTTCCACCTTCACACTGTCAATCAGCAGCGTATATGTCGCCGCCTTTGATATGCCTGTCAGTTGCAGTTTGTCCGCCGCCCCTGATGCCGGAGATTTCACCAGTGTGAACGGCGTCCCCCGTTTCTCATCCAGTACCGGCGTCACCTGAATGCTGTTGTTTCCGGCAAACTCAAAAGCCAGTGTGTGCCATCCGTTATCAAAGACCCCGAACGTATCCAGCTTCGCATTCGGCTTCTTGTGGTGCATCGCGTTCAGGTTCGTCGCATCCGTCTGCAGGAAGAAGGACATCAGCATGTCGTTGCCTTCCTCTGCCAGCGTCACTCCCTCCGGCAGGGACGACAACTGCCAGTAAATGCCCAGGGCAAACTGATTCGGCACCAGTGAACCCGGCAACTTAAACCGTACGCTCACACGTCCCCCCTTCTTCAGTAACTCCACTCCCTGTCCGGCTGCATCATGCTCCAGAAACCAGATGTGGTTTTCCGGTTTATTCAGTTGCAGGGCCTTACCTCCCGTAGCCCCCGCATCACTGACCACCGCTTCAGCAATGTTTTTGTTAACATTGTCTCCGCTCGCCGGTTTGTGATAATAGCGCCAGCCCTGTGATGCCAGGTCTTCGCCGGACGCCAGCAGACTCATCAGGGTTCGGTTACTGACCGGGGCTTCCGGCTCTCTCTCCGTACCTTCACCGGAAGGTCCGGTGGGCTTCACCGTATCAGGCTGTTTTCCGGTAATGAATTCAGCGTTTCTCCCGGCATGCACAAGAATCGCCGTTGCCAGACGGTCGGAAATAATCCCACGACGTGCCCATGATCCAAAATGCGTTTTACGGTCAGCCGTCGTCCAGGTTTTGGCGTCCGTTCGACCACCGGCTCCGTAATACCCAATATCCGCAACATCCGGATCTTCTGACGGCTCGTTGGTACCCACATTTCGCCCGTTTTCATCCGTCATAAACGGCACAAAGAAGATTTTTTTTGCGGATTTCGTCTTGTATGCACCATACACCGCATCGTATTGCGAAGAATAAGTCTGCTTCCAGTAGTAGGTCGTGTCGCCACAAATCCAGGGAACCGATGACGGAGAGCCCCCGAGACACTGACCTCCGAATTCCGACAGGTCAGAACGATATTTTTCCACCATGGAATCAAACAGCCCCGGCTGAGTGGCGTATGCACCCTGTTTCAAATCAAACTCGCCCTGCATCCAGACCACTGCAAGCAGAATATTTTTAGGGTTGGCCTTCAGTGCGGCCTGAGTACGGGTAAGCAGGTCCTTGTACAGTGGCTTATCTACACCCCAGCGTGCCGAGGTCTCGCTTGCGCCGGTGGATTCGCTGAAGGTACCTTCATCGCCCGCCAAAAATGCAGAACCACCACGGCAGCACGGAACCAGAAGAATACCGGCATTCGCCGGAATAAACGGCAACAATTTCTTCGCGATATGTAATCCCTGCCCCACGCATCCATACTGAGCTGCGCTGGCTTTCGGGTGTGAAAACTTACTCAAATCCTGAACATCATGCAGGCAGTGGTCCGCAGGAATAATGTCATTGTAGTTACAGGACGCACCACCCGGCGTGACAGTGCTGCGACGCGCCAGCTGTTTAATACGCGGGTCCGGACGGTCATATGTCTCCGGCAGCGGAAGCCCTTCACCATACGCCATACCGTTTGACTGCCCGGCCAGGGCAACAACAAAGTAATACTCCGGGTTGCTGGTGGTGCTGATAACTGCGCCTTCTCCATCCGACGGCTTCACCACCACAGGTGTGGTGACATCACCTTCCGCCGCAATGGCCTGCATCAGGGTATAAGGCGTGATGGCCACCGGACTGCCAAATGGCTGCCACCCCTCCTTCAGTTTTTGTGTCAGTCGTTTCGCAAGGTCTGACGGCGATGCCGCCCTGACCACGTCATAGTGTTTAAATGCCATGAATCCTCCCGGCCGGGATAATATTGTGAGTAAAATAAGGAGCGGGCTGAAGTCCGGAAGTTACAGGACAATGGCAGAAGAGAGACGACAGCCCGCAATTCGAAAAAGACCGCGCAGTTGCGCAGCCTTATGAATTCTGGTTAAAATCCATTCGATTATAAAAATGTATATCTCATGCTGTTGCCCGAACCCACTCGGGCTTTTTTTGCCCACAAGAAAGCCCCTCCGGAGAGGGGCTAAAGCCGCGTATCTGTATCATCATGCACATGGTGCCGGGTGCCTCCCGGTGAGTTCAGCCCGGTGCCACTAAACCCGCGTCATTCTCGTTTTGATAATCAGAGATTATACCGTCACCAGTCGCCCCTCCGCTCAGGGGGATTCACCATGCGAAATTTTTTTAACAAATGCCCAGTCTGACAGGCAACTGTCAACTTACTGAATTGTGAGCAACATAGCATTTAACGGGGAACCTGTTTTCTGCAGTAAAAAGGCCCACCGGAGCGGATGGGCCTGGAAGGATAGCGGTCATGTGATGCCGGTTTCCCGGTAACTCAGCACCGGTATCTGAGTCAACGTTTTCTCTACTGGGTCATTTCCGATACGCCCTGCCTGCTGACAGGCTTTCATCACATCTGAAAATATAGCACCCTGACTGATACTGTAGTACCTAAGGTTCCAGAAACTGTGATGTATCCGGCACAGAAAAGCCCCTCCGGAGAGGGGCTGGAGAGTGGCACTATGTGCCATTGCATGGTGCCGGGTGCCTCCCGGTGAGTTCAGTATCAGCACCTGAACCCGCACAGAAAGGATAAGGGTCGGTGACAAAACACCAGTTGCTGATTGCCCCTCCGCACAGGGGGATTCACCATGCCAGTTTCTTTTAACAAACTCCCCGCAAACCAGACAACAGTCAACCGCCTGAATTGTGAGGTATTTAAAAATTTCAACGGGTAACTGATACCCTGCTAATCGCCTGATGCTTTCTTTTTCAGCAACGGGAAAGCAACAACCACCACACCCGCCACCAGCACACCGTCAGCCAGCACTGACATTATCCGGCTGCTGAAGTCCACCATCACCACCAGAAACAGCAGGAGCGCAACCACAGCCAGACGCATTTTTACCGTCACAGATGATTCTCCAGACGAAGGCCCAGAACACCGGCAATCTCTTCCAGCACCTTGCGCTCTTCCGGCTCTATTTCGCCGTCTGCTTCGGCAATGGCCACCGCCACATCCAGCACGTCTTCCGCTTCACGCGTATCGTGTTTCACATCCTCGATCTCACGTAACGCCGCACGACGACCAATTTTAAAGTTCGTATCCAGCTGACCGATAATGGTTGCGCTAATCGCATTAATTTCTGACGTAAACGCGGACAAGGTGGGCTGGTTACGTAATACCTGTTCGATCTTCGCTTTCTCGGAAGCCTCACATTCACCATCGGCATAAGCCACCAGGTATGCAGCGTTAATCACTGCCTGTGCCAGATCGCGTTTTTCAAACTTTTTAATTTCCGCAGACGCTCTGCGGGTTTTCTTTTTGAAGATTCCAAGCATTGTGACGTTCCTTTGGGTGGGTGAGCCAACGCCCGGGAGCGATCTGCCCACAGAGAAAGTCACACTGACCACTCCGTAAGCTCACCCCCGAAAGGCTCTGTGGTTGATATGCGCCGGGCGTGGCGCGGATACAAAAAAGGCCCGCAAAAGCGAGCCGGGAAAAATAAGTCTGGCGCGTTGTACTGGATTCGAACCAGTGACCGATTGCTTAGAAGGCAATTGCTCTGTCCGGCTGAGCTAACAACGCAGAATGCCGATAAATGGACCGCCATCGAGGACTCGAACCCCGCGCAACCAGCTTCGAAGGCTGGCGCTCTATCCCGATGAGCTAATGGCGGTATGTGATATGGTGGCCCTTGCTGGATTTGAACCAGCGACCTGGCGATTATGAGTCGCTCGCTCTCACCACTGAGCTAAAGGGCCGGGCGCAGGATAATAACGGTACGTAACTAATCCTGCAATATCATCCGTTCTGACTGGCTAAATCCTGAACTTCCCTGACCGTCTGTTCAAAACGTTCAGTCTCCAGCTCAACGCCTGTAGCACGACGCCCCAGCGCCATCGCGGCTTTGACTGTCGAACCCGACCCCATGAAGAAATCTGCAACCAGGTCACCCGGACGACTGCTCGCACTGATTATCTGCTGCAGCATTTCTGCCGGTTTTTCGCACGGATGTTTCCCGGGATAGTACTGCACCGGTTTATGCGTCCACACATCCGTGTACGGCACCTGCGCCGTCACGCCAAAATACCGCCGCAGATGCTTATATTCACTCTGCAGTTCCGCATACTGCCGGTTCAGTGAAGTATACGTCTCCAGCAGCTGGTGGTGGGGCTTTTCCAGTTCACCCCGCTGATGCTTCTCTTCTGCCACCCGGGCAAACAGCGCCTGTAATTTCAGATAATCACTTTCGTTCGGCAGCTGCCACTGACTGGCACTGAACCAGTGCGACACCATGTTTTTCTTTCCTGTGGCATCCACTATCTGTTTTGCCGTTATCCCCAGGGCAGCGCGCGCATCACGAAAGTAAGCAATCAGCGGGGCCATCACATGCTGTTTCAGTGCCCTGCCCTTCGCCTCATACCCGGCATCTTTCGGACGATACGGCCCCTGATAATGTTCCGCGAACAGAATGCGCTCTGTGGCGGGGAAATACGCCCGCAGGCTTTCCTTGTTGCACCCGTTCCAGCGTCCGGACGGCTTTGCCCAGATAATATGGTTCAGCACACTGAAGCGTTCACGCATCATGATTTCGATATCAGATGCCAGGCGATGACCACAGAACAGGTAAAGACTTCCGGCAGGTTTCAGCACCCGCCAGAACTGCGCCAGACACTGGTCCAGCCACTTCAGGTAATCATCGTCGCCCTTCCACTGGTTATCCCAGCCCTCAGGCTTCACTTTAAAGTACGGCGGGTCCGTGACTATCAGGTCAACAGAATTTTCGGGTAACGACCGGATAAATTCCAGGCAGTCGGCGTTGATTAACTCACAACTGGATATTTTTACAGTATTAAGCATGGATCATTAAACCTGTCTCTGATAGGCTCATTCTGCTTTTGCGCAAAGCAGTGGGCCTGAGGTTTGCTTGTGATCCAGACGCATGAGCAGATGGCTGGTGAGTGCCCCTAACACCCACCAGCCGCCCATTTACCACAAATAAAAAAGCCTTCAGGACTGAAGGCGTCTGTAACAACCAAACTGATAGTCTGCCAGACCCGCCATAACCAGCTGGGTCAGTATTAACTGGCAGCGTTCGCGTGAAAGGTAAGTATTCTGCGCTATCTCCCCGACTGTCGCCGGTTCGGTAACGCTTAATTCATTAAACACCACTCTGGCGGTTTCTGTCATATCCTGCTGTTTTAGCATGTCTTTTTCCCTTTTCCGGTTAACGTGACACACCAATAACTCTTGTCGAAAAAGCCAGCAAGCTGAAAGACAGGTATTCACCGCCACCAGCGCGTTTACTGTACTGACGCGATTTCAGTCATAAAAAACCCGCCAGGCGGCGGGGTGTAAAAAATCTTCTAACGTCAGGCATAAAACGCCCATCGTTAGAGCAAATTTACCACAGATTCGGGAAAAATCAACAACACTATCGCGTTACCCTCTTTAACTGCCGCTCCGCCCATGCCTCTTCAATGTCAAACCGAACCACCAACGTATCGTAAAAGCGTTTCACTGATTTTTTCCACGTATCAAGCGTGATAGCACTCGTCACTTTGCATATGGCATTAAATGCCTCCGTTGATGGCAGCCTTTCACAGCCACGACCACCACAACGCTGGCAATCTCTGATAACAGGCATACCACGTTTTACCGACTCTTCACGATGAATGGCGACACCACGCCCACGGCAATCCTTACAGGCGGTGGAAACCTCACCCTTTCCGCCACACTCCGGACAGGCAACTTTTACCACCTCCCTGACTTTTTTCCATTCTTCCCAGTAAGACGGATACACGCCTTTTGTGCACTTTGCCCACACTGGTGGCTTACCATCCGGATACTGGATCTTGTTTGTAAAAACCTCGCTTTCAATAAATTTTTTTCCGTGACAGCAGGGGCACTGTTTTTTGCTCGCCGCGCTACGGGCATAATCTTCAAACGCATACGAAGCCATAATGCGCATCACTACCGGTTTTATTTCTGCCGGAAGTTTTCTCAACGCCGCCACACGATCGCACCGACTGAGTGCATAATCTGCCAGTAATTCTGTTGCCCGCGCCCTGTCATTCATACTGATGCCCATTTTCCCCAGGAACGCAGAAAACCCCATCTCAGCCCGATTCTGTGTCATGCCCTGCGCGGCCATCACATCAGTGATACTCAGCGCATCTTTTGACGTTGAGGCCGATGCATCGGTCAGGCCAGGGGATTTTGGGGAGTAGTATTTCGGTAAATCTTCCAGTTTCATTTTTTGACCTGCTCTTCATGCATTATGGGGTAAATCTTCACCCCCATACGTCCACCAGATACTGGCTGACCACGAACGATATTGATTTCATCAAACTGCTCATCGTCCATTAACACTCCCGCATGCGTCAGCGCATCCAGCGGTGCTTTCAGGATATTGTCCAGGTCGCGACGACGCTTATCCGGTGGCTCTGCAATCACCTTTATCGCCAGCCTTCCGGACAGGCTTAATTTCAGCCGCTGCTGGCGAACAATAAGCGCCACAGCCCGGCGATAACGCTTTCCCTCCTCCGAGATAAAATATGTGCTGCCACGGCGTCGCCAGTAAGTGTTCACCGTCGGCGGGTAAGGTAAAACCAAATCTATGAGCATCAGTCACCTCTTTTACCCAAGCACGCCAGTTGCAAAGGCGTGATCAAGAAAACGAAAAATTAAATCAACCTGAGAACCATGCTTTTCTTCGAACGCCAGAGGATCCGCATGAAGCTCGTTGTGATGCTCCCGACACAGCGGTAGCGTGAAAATATCGTGAGATTTTGTCCCCATTCCGCCCTGACCATGACCAATCAGGTGATGGGGATCGTCGGCTGGCTTACCACAACACGCACACGGCTGTGTCTTCACCCAGCGTGTGTATTTCTCGTTAACCCAGCGGCGACGTTTAGGTCGTTTCATGAAAGATTCCGGAGACTCAGGATCAACGGCAATGCTGACCACCGTCTCTTCCTGTGGCGGGTTTTGCTGGTGGGCGTGAGGCAGCGGCGCAAGATTTTTTGTGCGCTGCTTCAGTATGCTGGTGGCGGTCTGCTCTCCCGGTACGATGTCGCTTTCACGGTACATTGAGCGGATTTTTTCCGCACGCAACCCCAGCGAACGACGTAATACCGCTTCCGGTAGCGCGTCCGCCACCTGATTGCGGACCGCCCACCAGGATAATTCAGCCAGCGATAATTCCCGTTCCTGCGAGCCATTCATTGCATGGCGTATGACGTCAATCATCCATGCAGACAGGTTTTGGTGAGCAAGTTGCCCGAGTGATTCGGAGGTCTGGTCGCGCAGCTGGTTGTCGCAGTGCCAGCACAACACCATTGCGCCGGTACCATAACGGTGAATGACGGTTTCACTGTGGTGATAATCGCCGTGTGGCCACTGGCAGGATTTAACATGGCGCAGTAACCAATCAGACAATGCGCCAGCGCCACCAGCAGCACGAATCACTCGTTCGTCGCTGAAAAATGGCAGTAATGATTTATCCTCCGCCAGCGGCTGGCGAACGGCAGGAACGACCCCGGACGGCAGATTACGCATGCTTTTCGGTTCCGGCTCCACCAGTACCCGGGTATTGTGGAATACCGGCATGGATTCACGGCCCGGCTTAACGATCACCAGCCCGAGTTCCGGTACCAGAACAGGTCGAAGTAATACCCGCACGTTACCTCCAGATGCGTTGCTGGAATGTGCGGGACGGACGCGGTGGGCGTTCGGAATAAGGGAGTCTGACGTAGATTATCCAGTGACGATAATCGAGGGTGAGGGCTTTCCTAAACTCATATCCACGTCTGCGGTAGTTATGAATCAGCCATTCGGCCTGTTCTTCAGTACAGGGATCGTGCTGATACCAGTCATATTTGAATGCGTGAGAACGCCACCCGTGCCTGCTGGCAAAGGCAGAATCAGAATTGCGAAATTTGAAATTATGCGCCATTGTCATCTCCAATGGCGCTGCAGGTTGCCAGTTGTTCAGGCTGGCTCACGTATTATAACTTATTCCCGAACTACCTTGAAACCGAGTCTTTCCAAGTATTCAATGAATGCCTCAACAGATAACACTACATGATCATCAGGAATTAACGCTGTGTAGGTAATACCCCCATTCTCAACGCGCACAGCATAGAGGCCATCTTCACTAAAAATTTCACGTAATTCTTCGATTTTCATCAACAGAATCCTTCCAGATAAATAGCACTCCCCCTGTTCGGGGTCCATCCCTCTTCTCCCTGCGCGCTACTTAAGTATTTTTGATTCTATTCTGGCACCGTCCAAAACTTCAAACACGTTGAAAATAAAAACAAAAAACCCGCCGAAGCGGGTATACTCAAACAATCTGGAAAATATTTCTTGGATTTGTAATAGGTCTGTTGATGGAGAACAACTCACGAATTAAATCTTGGCTCAAGCCAGTTTTCATAAGAATTCTTAGCCAGGTTGCATCATCCAGCATTTCAATCGCCTCGGCCAGCATGCCGGGTTCTTCAGGGCGCAAAAGTTCATCACCAGGTTCAACTCTCGTATACCCTCTGGAATTAAGATGCATATAGCCAGTTCTTGCCTGTTCCTGGGTCAATAAGCCTAATGCGCTGGCTCGATAAATACACATTTTAAGGCTGATTTTCCATCTAAGTTTAAATTCAACCAGAGCATTCCAGTCGAATTGCTTACCTCGTATTCGTGGAAATTCTTTAATGAAAGATAACCTGGGAACTAATAAGGCGCTCGAAAAGTGATCGGCTTGTGATTCCGTAAGTTTATCACCTGTCGTTATGCCCTCATGCATTACTAAATGCCCTAATTCATGACCTAAATCAGAGCGAAATCTACATATGCTTTTTTTAACATTGTTCCTGATGATAACAGGCCTGTTATTGTGAACAGTAAAAGCATCAACACGATCATCGACTCCCGTAACATGCGCAACGATTACCCCTAAACTCTCCGCCAATTTAACCATTGATGATATAGGGCCAAGACCTAAATTCCAGGCACGGCGACAATCTTCTGCCACTCGCTCAATATCATTCGGAGTAAGTAATTCAGCCCCTGGGTGCTCCGGTATGTTAACGTCAGGAAATTCGATTTCACCTTCAACAGCAGAAATTATAATATTAAGAATCTCAGCCCTGGCCAATACACTATTAGTCAGCGTTTGAGTCCTGGACTTCTTACTCCGAAAATGGCAGACATCACTTTCCAGAGCGTATTTTCGTTCAGTAAAAAGAAAACTGGACTTAATCATAAGCGCTGAAGATATTAACTCAAGACATTGCTCCGATGGCCTGCACCCCTTCTCCAGTTTGCTAACGAATTGCTTTGTCTTGCCAATTTTTTCGGCTAACTCTTCACAAGAAAGCCCAACAGCCATTCTCGCTAGTTTGAGCTTATCACCCCGATACTCAGTGAAGTTATTCACCTGATGTTCCATCACTGCTCACATCCAAATCTTTATCCTTCGTACGCCGACGAAGAGGCACCTTATTAATCTCCGCTTCGTCAGGGAGTGTGTTATAATCAAGAGGCATAAGCGGCATCGATGCTGTAGATTGATGAGAAACTATACTAATCTGAGCACCATAAGTATTAAATCCAACAAGAGCTACCTCCCAACGAGGCAGTGTGGACTCTAATTCACCATCGCCCTCTTCGGATAAAAAAGGCTCAGCTATGACTCGCCATGTAATATCTTGCTCAGCCTCAACATCACCAAACAATGAGAGCTGCTCATACTCTACTTTATTTCGACGCAGACGATGTTTCTTTTTGGGGTTATTAATGCAATCTTTGGTAAATTGTAGCGGAACTTTATTTAAAGCAACTACATAGTCCAACCCCTTGGAAATCATCTCAAGGCCAGGAATTGCATCTTCATTTTGAATAAGATGATTTCTGACCCAATCATAAGCCCTTACACCTTCAGACCAGTTGCTGTCTAATGCGTGCTTATGATAGTACAGCTGCTCAAGTACGTTAGCGATCTCCGCCAACAAGTGGCGAACATAGTTTTCAGCAAGATAAGGTTGAAATTCCCAACAAGGAGCTAACTGATTTTCATTCATTTCAAGTTTCGCTTTTTTTAGAATTCGTAAACCACATATTTTCGCATTTTTCTATTTTTGTCAACCAGACTAATGCAAAAACCCGCCGAAGCGGGTTAAGTGCGGGTGCGTTGAGGATGCCTGGCACATCAGAGGTGGCGGGAGATTACTCCCCCGCCGGGTCTCTTACTCCTCAGGTTCGTAAGCTGTGAAGACAGCGACCTCCGTCTGGCCGGTTCGGATTCGTACCTCGCAGAGGTCTTTCCTCGTTACCAGTGCCGTCACAATGACGGTTAAACAGATGACGATCAGGGCGATTAGCATCGCCTTTTGCTGCTTCATAGCCTGCTTCTCCTTGCCTTTCGGCACGTAAGAGGCTAACCTACGTGTGTAGAGCATAGATATGGCCTCAGATTAATGTTAAGCGTCTTGCCGGACGCGTAATGTTAACTGGGGCTTTTCTCTATCTGCCTTTTGGTGTTCATGCCTGAGACAGATAGCCTCAAGCACCCGCTGCAATTCTACTTAACTCTCCTTTTCCCGCAAACCGTTTTTATCCCCAGCGGCAAATCGAATACACCACCAGCGCCACCGCCATCGCAATTCCTACCGTTGTTAATGCTTCAGGCCAGGTCATCGTAAAATATCCTCCACGCTTATCAGTCCGTTCCGCTCCAGATAACTCATCGCCTTATCCGGTAATTTGCAGTCTGGCTTCGCTTTCCTCAGTTGCCAGGTTAACTGCTTTACCAGCATGGTTAACTCATCGACCAGACGCTGATATCCCACTGGTTTGTATTCATGCAATTTACCGGCTGGCTCTGCTGCCAGCGATACCAGTGCGATTTCCAGAACAGCAATATCCATCTTATATGTGCGGATGATGTCATGGTCGATTGTGCCCGGTATGCACAGTCTCTGTGCTTCAATAGTCTCCTCTGCGTGAGCTATTAACTGCTCTCTGGTAAAAGTCGTCATGCCGTAGCCCCTTCTTGATATTTTTCAAACCAGAACACAACCGGCTCTGCTTCCAGCGATGCCAGCGCAATCCGTGCCAGTTCCATTTGTTCACCACGGGTAAGCCCGTTTTCAAGCGGGTTTTTAATGAACAATTCAATACGTTCTTTGGTAATAGTGGTCATGTGTTACTCCTTAACCCGCAGTGCTTTCAACTGATGAGGGGAACAAAATCTTTTCATCAAACCCTGCATTCATATCATGGACAGCAACACACCAATCCATTGACGAACGATTATCAAGAGCCTCCATGATTTCATCCATGCGGCGCAGGTCATACAGGTAAATGCTTTTATCGCCAATGGTGTAAAAACCAATTTTTTTCGGTGATGGACAGCGATCAAGAACGTCCTGTAATTCGTTCAACCATGCCTGTTCTTTTTTTGTCAAAGTTGCCATATCAGTTTTCCTTATACGGATTAATTTTATTGTGCAGTGTGTTGAACGGAGCCCATACCACGTCGTTATACAATTCAATAACTGGCTCAATTATTTTTCCGATTCCCCATACCAGAATTAACGGGGATATCGGTATCATCAACACGATAAACAGAATGAGAAACAAAAATTCTGTCGCTCTACTTTTTCGCGGATATTCTTTTCTGAATAATGTAGGCACATCACTCTCCTTTGTTGCTCCTCAAAATTTTATGCCCTGGCGCAAAAGCACGCGTTTTGTCGGCACTTATTCGCCACCCATCTTTACGTGCCTCTTTTGCACAGCCAGCCCATGACGTACCGATATACTCACCAAAATCTGGCGACTGATATTTGCCATCCGTACACTGGCGGCAATCACAATAGAGATGCATGGTATAACTTGCGGCAATACCCATTCAGCCTCCTTTGATGCCCGTGTTTACAACCAGGCAGGCCTCCTTGAGTACCCAGTCAATAGCGTCTTTCCATGCTCCGGTTTCAACTGGCGGATCCTCACGCCGTACCTGTTCATAAAAGCGCACAGCTTTAACCAGTCCTTCTGATGTCACCGAAGCTGGCGGGGCCGTGAATAACGCCTGAATTTCATAGTTTGGTCTGTCGTTACAATCCTCTTTTGTCGGGACATATTTCCAGTCACCAACCCACTGCTTCCCCTGAAAGTCTGTAACGCCTTTTTTCACGTAGCGATATCGCCATGCCACTGGTTTTGCCTGCCCTACCTTTTCATGCCCTTCCTGATAATTAATCTCGCTCATTCATCGCCCCACTCATCACAATATGCTTCGACCGGTGTTTTCCCTGCTTCATAATCATCACGCCATGCTTCAGCATCAGCGGCACTTCCACCGCGTAACTCTGCATAATCCATTAACAGTTCATGCCATTCTTCAAAACTGGCGTTATATTTAGTTGAACCAAAATCAGCCATTTTGTTCTTCCTCTTCGTCTTTTATTTCGTGGTATGAGTAATTGCAGTAGTTAAAGAAAATATCTTTAGCTTCATCCTGTATTTCATCTGGTGTTGCATCATCATCCACTTCGAATTCATCCTCGAAATCTCCACCGGCTATTCCCGTTTCAATAATTATTTTGAATTTTCGCATTTCACTACCGCCCTTTCGGACGGCCTCCTGATGTTCTGAGGGTGCAGAAATCCCTCCGGTTAAGGATTTGATTTTATTTACAGTGCTAAATTTAATTATTCAGTTCTGGATTTTGTCGCCCTGCATATCCGCGCTTTCGCGTTACGCTCAATCTAAATTAACTTTTCTATATTTTTCCGCCTTTCCTGTTCCTCCTGGCGCAATAGCCTTACATCATCTGCCAGTCTGGTTTCTCTTTTCGCCACAGAGAGCATCCAGTCAAACGGCTCCACAACTGCACCGCAGATTTTACAGCGGACCTGACGCTCTTTTTCGTCAACCCGAACAGAGGCGTGATGACAATATGGTCTTTCCGATGGCTCATAAAGAAAATTAACCTGATTACGAGGGTCATCCTCTTTTACCGGAAATAAAACGATATTGCTTAACTCATCCTCTGGTTTTATTTCCATGCTCCTCTCCTTTGATGCGAATGCCAGCGACGCGTAATGCGTGTTCTAAGTCAATCAGGTAAAGCCAACTGCCATTTTCTTTAGGTATCATGACATGTCGCTCATCTGCATTTATCGGGTGTCCATATCGAAGGTCGTAGCGAGTCGGTAATTGAACTTCCCGCGCTTCCAGTTCAGCAATACGCTTGCTCCCATCAGAGATAACGCCTTCGTAATACTCACGCTGCTCGTTGAGTTGTGATTTTGCTTCTTCCAGTCCATCCAGCAAATCAGCGATAATATCCGCTTCCCGATGACGGATGTGACGCTTAAACGCAGCAAGAGCCGCATCACAATCCCGTTCAGCATTTGGGCTGTCCGGGATAGCCTGATACCACGCCAGCGTCGACTGATAGTTTTGTGCTGCCTCACGAAGCGCCTCATAGTTAACCTCTCTCATTGAGCCACCTCCTGATAAATCACTGCATGCCCCAGTTTCTCCGCCAGTGCCAGCTCTGCCTTAGCGCCCGCTGACCGCTGCCAGCCATTCAGCATGTAAATCGCATCCACACAACGAATCATTGCCATGCAAATATCCATGTAGTGCGGCTGTGTCAGCCCGTCCGGAAGTACTGCCGGGTTTAAGACGGTATGCCCTTCCCGTTTCAGTTCCTCTTCCGCCTTGTGAAACGCCTCACGGTTGAAATTTTCATATCCCGTCATTGGACCGGCAATATAAACTCTGACCCTCACTCCATCACCTCCTGAAAGTTTCCCCGATAGAACGCCAGCACACGCTGCATAACTTCGCTCTGGCGGCACTCACGACAAATTATGTTCTGCCGTCTGTTGTAACGACGTATTTCTCCGTCAGGTAACTTTCGAATCAGTGTCGGGTCAGCAGCCTTCTCCGGTGTCTTACGCCATACGCGATACGCCTGCTCTGATGGAAATACCCCGCAACCAGAGAGCCAGACATCACCACTGGCCGCAAGCGCACCAGATAAACGACGAATAGCGGTCTTACTGACACCCGTTTTATCTGCCAGTTGTCGAAAAGTTTCTCGTCCGCTCAGGCGCACGAATTCCACAATGCGCGCCTTCACTTCTTCCCGCTCTTCTGGTGTAAATACTTTTGCCATAAGCGCCTCCGGCAATCACTTTTCCGATACAACACGGCGGGAAGAATCAGTAATCTGTCGAACAATATCCCGGTGCTTGTTCACCTCCCGCAGCGCGGCGCAGACTCGCTCCCACTTCTGAACATCACTTTTCGCCCTGCGCAGCGCCAGGTTTGCCCTGCGAAGGGACGGAAAAATCAGCTCATCTGCTTGCGTTTCGGTAAACGATGGCAACGGCTGCACAATGTCCGCCACAGTTTCTGTTTTAATTTCTTCCTGTGTTGCGGCTTCCCGGACTGGTAACGCAGCACCTGCTGGCTGAGGAAAGGCCTTACCATCACTTTCCGTTACCAGCGCGGCTTTCGGCTCTGCTGGTAAATTATCGCCCGGCATGCAGTAACGAAATTTACCGTTCTGATTAACGCGTGCCAGCCGCCCCGTTGCGGTTACCACCGCCAGCGTGGAGGCAACCTTGCGAGTACTGACGCCGAACTTACCCGCCAGTTCCTCACACGTTTTAGCACCATCCTGACCGATAAACTCAATCATCATGTCTGCGGTAACTTTTTGTTCGACCTCCCCGGTCAGCATATCCTGTGCTTCAGATTTTACTGGCCGCTCTTCGGTTACCCGGGATTCACCTTCGCCAGCCAGAAACCAGGTGTGACCAGTTTTATCAACGACGCCATTTCTTTTGAGTTCCCACAGCTCGTTGAGAACCTCTTCACGACTGATATCAAGTCGCGCGGCCAGTTCTACCGATGTGGCTTTTCCCATTGCTTTCAGTGCGTCAAATACGGTTTCCATTAAAATTTCCTCCGACAAAATCGTTTCTCAGATTCAAATAAAACCAGCTGCCTTCCGGCGTTCGTATTCCTGTTTCAGCCGTTCAATTGGCGTTGGCCCTTGCGGGTGTTTCGCCCCTTCCAGTTGTCGTCGCACTGGCGGAACACTCATCCCGTTACCAACATGCTTTGCCCATTTCGTCAGTTGCCGTTCCGCAAGTCGTTTTAACTCACCCTGCGTCATCTGGCGCTCAATCCCTCTGGTACGCATTTCGAGGCAGATGTGGTACAGCACAGGCTGAGGCCACGGATATTTGTCGCTTCCGTCATATCGCCAGGACTCATCACGCCAGCGGCGGTACTCCTCCATCACAGCATCCACCGTCAGGCCAAATGGATTGGCCCCGCTTTCTGAAATCAGCGCCACAAACTCAGCCAGGTCCGGAGGCCATGTTTCACCCGCCCGGCAGCGGTCCATGCACTGGCGGCAGACCTGTCGGATTTGCTGCTCAGTCATCGCGCCAATCTGTGCAATCCAGAGCTTCGAAGGTGCGGCCCCGTTCTTCTGGGTCCAGCGGTTCGAATAAACCTCCCCCATGAGTTCCCACAGCTTCCAGACCGTTTCCGTCGCTGATAAATCCGTTTTCACGTTCCCACTGCTCACGTGCTGCCCGAATTTCCTGAACTGCCCGTGATGCGGTGCCACCTGGTGCTGCTGCATGGTTTACCCCCTTGCTGACTGGCTTAACCTGCGCCCTGACGTGATTTACGTGACGGGCGAATTTCTGCTCCCACTGAACCTGCGTGAAAACTTTCCCCTCCGCTGCCCAGTAGTCCCGGAAAGCGGCAAGTTCAGCAGGTGTAAATTCCGGCTCCGGCAAAGCCATCCCCCACAACGCAGCCCGTCGTCGAAAATCCGGCGACGGATGCCAGTCATCGACCATCGGAAATTTCCCGATGGGTTCGCTCAGTCCATCCAGGGATGCAGGTTCTGCTGCCTGCAACGGCGTACCACTCGACTCACTGGTCGGAGCACTCTCGCGCACGTGCGCGTTATGTGTGGGGTTTAATTCTTTATCTGTATCTTTATCTGTCGTGACTCGTCGTGACATGTCGTGACATATGCGTGACTCGTCGTGACACCCCTCATTCTGTTTTCGTAATTTTTCCCTCTCGCGCTGCGCTCTCTTGCGCTCTGCCGGGGATTTCGCGGTTTGTGAAACGTTGCCATTGTCCTCTTTCAGTACCTGGCGTTTTTCCCATCCGGTGATTAAATCTCCATCAAGTACCCGCCCCTGCATTGCCTGTAAAATTGAATCAATTACTTCTTCCGTCACATCAAGCGCACTTGCTAAATCTTCCGTCGTGACATCAATGTGACCACGTAGTGACACGCCGTGACATGTCGTGACATTTCGTGACGCGCTCACCAGAAGGTGGATATACACTGCCATCACTGTTGCAATTGGCTGCCCTGACACCCTGGCAATTGTTCGCCACTTAGGGTCATTTGGCATGTCATGCCATAATCTGAGCCAGGCGTTAGCCATACTCACCTCTTCTGATACCGAATCTTTTTACTCACAAATTGCCGGAAGTGATCCGGTATGAATATTGCGAGTCAATGCACAGCCACAATATTTCCTGCAGGGCCACCACGATTCATCTGGTTGAAACCAGCGATCGCCACTGCGACAAAATCATCAGCGTCTCTCACCAGTCGTTCCCGCGTCTCCACCAGCTCCCGAAAATAAGCTGAACTGTGGCTGCGCATTCGGGCCACCAGCAGAGGCGGCATTGCTTTTTCGATCGCTGGTAACAACGCCTGAATTTTTTTAACCGCATCAGGAGTGTCTTTCTCCACCCAGCGGAAAATTTTCTGGGTATTGCGAGCCAGGGCTTCCGGATGGCTGTCGTCATATAATTCCGGGAACGTCATACCAAGCTCAAAATAAGCCCGGGTTATTTCAGCTGCCGGAACTTTTTCACCGTCCGGATGCGCCCAGGCATTCATCGCCATGCGGATGTGCTCATGCCTGATTTTCATGAATCAACTCCGATGCATTTGGTGTGTTAGCCTTGAATCCAACAGGTAAGCCGTCGGTTGGATTCGGGTAAATATCAGGCCGGAGTTCATGAGGTGTAACCTCGAAATTCGTTACTTCAGCAACACGTAATGCTTTTTCAGGGCTGAATCTTTCATAGCCCCCCAGCACTCGACTTACATGCACCTGAGATAAACCCGTTAGCTTCCCAAACTGTAGCTGGGTGATATGTTTCTCTTTTAAATAGTCTCTTAAGTTCATAGCCAACCTTCTACGTTATGCCTCGAGCAAATATTAGCCCCGCTAATTTTAAAGATCAATAGCCAGACTATCTTTGATAATATTGGTAAAACAAATAAACTCTATGTATGAAAAAAACACGCGAAGTGATTGCAACTCCAGAAGCGAGCAAGAATTTAAAAGCCGCATGGAATGCAAGAAAAAAAGAGCTGAAGCTGACTCAAGAGCTGGCGGCTGAGTTGTTGGGATTCGAATCTCAAGGCACCGTTAGCCAGTATCTGAACGGCAAGATACCGGTAAATACCGACGCTGCGCTAAAATTTGCGGCTCTGTTAAAGGTAAAACCAGAGGACATTCGAGAAGACCTTAAAGACTTAATGAATTATGTAAGATCATCAGATACTTATGATGATAACTTTTCAGGCAAAGGATGGAGGCTGGTCAATGAAGAACAGGCAGAGTTACTTAACCTCTTCGAGATTCTACCTGCGTCAGAAAAAGCCAAACTCCTTAACCAGCTACGTGGACTAAACAAGCTCTACGAGGAAGCCTTCGAGAACATGCTGGCACTAAAGAAACGTAACCAGTAGCCACCGCTCACTACCCCATCCACAACAAAAAAACCGACGTCTTAGTCGGTTTTTTTGTGCCATAACTTCTGCAAATCAGCTGTATAACTAATATTTTTCCCTTGAAAAAACATTTACATAGTTACCAAATCAAAAATATCATACGCCATACTGTTGACTTAAAATATCCGCGTTACTAATATTTCTATCAAGAACAGCACGGCGCTGTAGGTTTTAGTTCCGCCACCCGGCGTTAAGGGGAAATGAGGTCAGCATGGATACTATCGAGCTTGGCAACAACGAATCTCTGGTGTACGGCGTGTTTCCCAACCAGGACGGCACATTCACCGCGATGACGTATACCAAAAGCAAAACGTTTAAAACCGAAAATGGTGCCCGTCGCTGGCTGGAAAGAAACTCAGGTGAGTGATATGGATTTCGACACAATCATGGAAAAGGCTTACGAAGAATACTTCGATGGTCTTGCCGAAGGCGAAGAAGCTCTCAGCTTCAGTGAATTTAAACAGGCGCTTTCCAGTTCGGGAAAATCTAACGGCTGATAAGCGAAACAGCACCGCGAGGAATCAGTATGCAGAAACGAGAACCCGTCATCATCGCGCCAGACTATACCGATGATGAACTTTATGAGTGGATGCGCCAGAAAATTAATGCAGTGCAGGATCTGAAATGGGCCAATGAAGCCAGGACTAAGCAGGCTGAAAATCTGTCCGCTCTGGAGCAGGATATCACCAGGCTGGAAAAAAGCAGCGGCATTAAGCATTGCCAGAATGGTTACATACCCACGTTAATAGCTAACCAACGAGGCTAATAATGGAATTTAAAGATTTACCAATGCCATTCCAGGAAATGGCAGCGAATATAGTTCGTTCCCAACTGGCGACTCTTGACCTGAGTACCGTAGAAAAAGAAACCATCGATACTATATCCGGTAACGTGCGTCGTGCCTTTATCGGTCTGTACGAAGAGAAGCAGCTCTCTGATAACCAGGATTTACATGAAAAATACTTCCTGGATCTAATGGACATCATTGATAAGGGGTTTGGCTTGTTAATGAAAACGAAAGGGATTCGAATAGAACCCCTTGAAAATTACTTTGCAACAAAAAGCATTAATTCTTTTGATTCAAAATAAGAGAATTAATTACAGACTTAACATGCTCTTTCTCATGATTGAAAGTGCCGGGTTGAAGCGAGTCGATATAATCAACAAGACTCTGTCGTACGACTTCATTTTTATCCATAACAGATGCAAGAAATGAAATTGCTAAAAGAGTTATATCACTACGCGCCGCAGCATGCTGCAATGCTTTATCAAAATTATTAATCTGGCGTATCAGGGAGTTAATGATTTCATCATTTTCAGTCGACATTTCACCCTCCTGAGGGTTGGTGATTAAGGAGTTCTCCACGGGTGAGGTGGAGTGCGTGCGCCGGACACGGGTGAGCATCCGGCACTGACAGTTTACTGAAAGGATATTTCCCTGAAAAGTCAGACCATAACGCGAAAGCGCTCGGCGAGGTAGCTGGTTCATAGATAGCCTGTCGTTAAATTTTCGTCGACCGTGCGCTTCCGGTTGTGGCAATCCGCGAAATGGCGCGGCGGTAAGTATGGCGGGGTTATTCCTTCCCCCGTTGAGGACACCGGGTTGTCAGGTTGACCATACGCTTAAGTGACAACCCCGCTGCAACGCCCTCTGTTATCAATTTTCTGGTGACGTTTGGCGGTATCAGTTTTACTCCGTGACTGCTCTGCCGCCCTTTTTAAAGTGAATTTTGTGATGTGGTGAATGCGGCTGAGCGCACGCGGAACAGTTAAAACCAAAAACAGTGTTATGGGTGGATTCTCTGTATCCGGCGTTAATTGTTAACTGGTTAACGTCACCTGGAGGCACCAGGCACCGCATCACAAAATTCATTGTTGAGGACGCGATAATGGAAACGTTATTACCAAACGTTAATACGTCTGAAGGTTGTTTTGAAATTGGTGTCACTATCAGTAACCCTGTATTTACTGAAGATGCCATTAACAAGAGAAAACACGAACGGGAGTTATTAAATAAAATATGCATTCTTTCAATGCTGGCCCGTTTACGTCCGATACAAAAAGGATGTGCACAATGAATACAGCATTTGCACTTGTTCTGACAGTTTTTCTTGTTTCCGGAGAGCCAGTTGATATTGCAGTCAGTGTTCACAGGACAATGCAGGAGTGTGTGACTGCAGCAACCGAACAGAAAATTCCCGGTAACTGTTACCCGGTCGATAAAGTTATTCACCAGGATAATAACGAAATCCCGGCAGGTCTTTAAAACAGTTCCGTAATAAATATCCGGTTTCATTCTTATATGCCAGCAATGGCAGGGATTTGTTCACCCTTAAATCTGTAATGAGGTAAAACAAAATGAGTAAAGTCTTTATTTGCGCCGCCATTCCGGACGAACAGGCAATAAAGGAAGAAGGTGCAGTCGCTGTAGCCACTGCCATTGAAGCCGGTGATGAACGTCGCGCCCGCGCAAAATTTCACTGGCAATTCCTGGAACATTATCCGGCTGCTCAGGACTGCGCTTATAAATTTATTGTCTGTGAGGATAAACCCGGCATACCCCGCCCTGCCCTCGATTCCTGGGATGCTGAATATATGCAGGAAAACCGCTGGGATGAGGAGTCTGCTTCCTTTGTCCCGGTTGAGACTGAATCAGATCCGATGAACGTCACTTTTGACAAGTTGGCCCCTGAAGTACAGAACGCTGTCATGGTTAAGTTCGACACATGTGAAAACATCACCGTTGATATGGTTATTAGCGCACAGGAATTGTTGCAGGAAGACATGGCAACATTCGACGGACATATCGTTGAAGCGTTGATGAAAATGCCAGAAGTTAACGCCATGTATCCGGAGCTTAAGCTGCATGCCATCGGGTGGGTTAAGCATAAATGTAAGCCTGGTGCCAAATGGCCCGAAATTCAGGCAGAGATGCGCATCTGGAAAAAACGTCGCGAAGGTGAACGCAAGGAAACCGGAAAATACACGTCTGTTGTTGATCTCGCCCGCGCCAGAACCAATCAACAGCACAGTGAAAATTCAACAGGAAAAATCAGCCCGGTCATTGCTGCCATTCATCGCGAATACAAGCAGACATGGAAAACACTGGATGACGAACTGGCCTACGCTCTCTGGCCTGGTGATGTGGATGCCGGAAACATTGACGGCAGCATCCATCGCTGGGCAAAAAATGAAGTTATCGACAACGACCGCGAAGACTGGAAGCGTATCTCGGCATCAATGCGCAAACAGCCTGATGCCCTTCGCTACGACCGCCAGACTATTTTTGGCCTTGTCCGTGAACGTCCGATCGACATTCACAAAGACCCTGTGGCACTGAACAAATACATTACTGAATACCTGACTACAAAGGGCGTGTTTGAAGATGAAGGAAGAAATCAGAGCGCAACTGATACTCTCTCGTCGCCAGTACCAGAAACTGATGCAGTGGAAACGGCAATGCCGGACAACGAAAAAACCGAATGCGAAGTGGAAGACGAACCATCTGTAGAGCGTGAGGGACCGTTCTACTTCCTTTTCACCGATAAGGACGGCGAAAAATACGGTCGCGCAAACAAACTTTCTGGTCTGGAAAAAGCACTGGCCCTGGGAGCTACGGAAATCACAAAAGAGGAATACTTCGCACGTAAAAACGGCACGTACTCTGGTTCACAACAAAATACTGGTGCATCTGACACGATCGCACAACCAGAGCCGGTAAAAGTTACCGCTGACGAAGTAAACAAAATTATGCAGGCAGCCAATATCAGCCAGCCTGACGCCAATAAGTTGCTTGCTGTATCACGTGGTGAATTTGTTGCAGGGATTAGCGACCCGAATGATCCGAAATGGGTGAAGGGGATTGAAACCCGCGATTCAGTGAATCAGAACCAGCAAGAAACGGAACAGAACGGCCAGAAAGCGGAACAAAACAGCCCAAATGCGTTACAAAACGAGCCAGAAACGAAACAGCCTGAACCAGTGGCGCAACAGGAAGTGGAAAAAGTCTGCACCGCCTGCGGTCAGACCGGCGGCGGCAACTGCCCTGATTGTGGCGCGGTGATGGGCGACGCAACATACCAGGAAACATTCGATGAAGAGTATCAGGTTGAAGTTCAGGAAGATGATCCGGAGGAAATGGAAGGCGCTGAACATCCACACAAGGAGAACACTGACGGCAATCAGCATCACGATAGCGATAATGAAACTGGCGAGACGGCAGATCACTCAATTAAGGTGAACGGTCATCAAGAAATCACATCCACCAGCAGGACGTGTGACCATCTAATGATCGACCTTGAAACCATGGGAAAAAATCCTGATGCCCCGATCATCTCAATAGGTGCAATATTTTTCGATCCGCAAACCGGAGATATGGGACCGGAATTTAGTAAGACTATCGATCTGGAAACTGCTGGCGGGGTCATTGATCGGGACACCATTAAATGGTGGCTTAAGCAATCACGCGAAGCGCAATCTGCCATTATGACCGATGAAATCCCGTTAGATGATGCACTGTTACAATTGCGGGAATTTATCGACGAAAACTCCGGTGAATTTTTTGTTCAGGTCTGGGGAAATGGAGCCAACTTCGACAACACGATTTTGCGCCGTTCATACGAACGGCAGGGGATCCCCTGCCCGTGGCGTTACTACAACGATCGCGATGTACGCACAATCGTTGAGCTGGGGAAAGCCATAGACTTCGATGCCAGAACGGCTATTCCATTCGAAGGTGAGCGCCATAATGCACTTGATGACGCCCGTTACCAGGCAAAATACGTTTCAGTTATCTGGCAAAAACTGATCCCGAATCAGGCTGATTTTTAATGTTCAACCCCGGTCGTTGCCCACCAGCTATAGTGGCGGCGACCATGATTAGCGAACGACGCTCATGGCAAGACTTATTCTGCTCACTGAGTGGGCAAAAGAGGAATTCAGTGAACCGGTCCCAACTCCGAGTACGTTAAGTAAATACGCTAAAGCCGGAATGATATTTCCTCTCCCCAAAAAAGTTGGAAGACGCTGGCGAGTGGATCCGCAAGCTCGCTTTGTCGGAATGGTAAACAAGCCGGAGGTGATCGCCACAGATCACCCTGCTTTGAAGAGGATACTGGAAGATGGCGCGCCCGCGAAAATATAAAACCGATGTTCCGGGATTATCTCCGTATTTTGACAAAAGAAATAACAAAGTTTACTGGCGTTACAGGCATCCCATAACAGGCAAAAATCACGGTCTCGGCAGTATTGACCAGAAACTGGCAGAAACTATTGCAGCAGAAGCGAACAGCCGTCTTGCCCGGCAGCAAATGGAACAAATGCTCAGTCTGCAGGAGAAAATTATTAGTGATACCGGCGGTTCATCAACCGTTACCATTTTTCTGAATAATTACAGAAAAATTCAACAGGAAAGATATGAAAACGGCGAGATCAAACTCAACACGCTGAAACAGAAAGCGGCCCCTCTCAGGGTATTTGATGAACGTTTTGGCACCAGACCGTTAGATGCCATAACCGTAAAAGATGTGGTATCAGTACTGGAAGAGTACAAGGCCAGAGGACATAACAGAATGGGACAAATTTTCAGGAAAGTACTGATCGATGTTTTCCGGGAAGCTCAGCAAACGGGCGATGTCCCGCCAGGCTTTAACCCTGCAGAATCGGCAAAAAAACCGCAGGTGCGGATATCAAGACAGCGACTGACTTTTGATGAGTGGATGATGATTTATAACGCAGCGGAAAAGGATGGTTACTTTTTACAGCGCGGTATGCTGCTGGCACTGATGACAGGCCAGCGCCTTTCAGATATTTGCAAAATGCAATTTTCGGATATCCGGGATGGTTATCTTCATGTCGAACAGCAAAAAACAGGAACCCGGATTGCCATCCCTCTGGCTCTGCGTTGCGATAAATTAAATCTCACCCTGGATGATGTAGTGTCATCCTGCCGCGATTGCGTTCTTAGTCCGTGGCTATTGCACCACCATCACGCGAAAGGGACAGCTAAGCGCGGCGGGATGGTTAAGCCAGCAACATTAACCGTTGCATTTAAAAAAGCCCGGGATTCTGTGGATTACAACTGGCGTGCTAATGGCACCCCACCCTCTTTCCATGAGCAGAGATCTTTATCAGAGCGATTGTTCAGAGAGCAGGGGGTTGATACCAAAATTTTGCTGGGCCATTCGAATCAAAAAATGACCGATATTTACAACGACGCACGCGGTAAGGAATGGAAAAAACTGGTCATTTGATGACCAGTTTTGCAGAGGGGTTTTGCAGAGGTTTTGCAGAGAAAATTAAAAACGATATCCTGCGGAGAACATAAACACCCACGGATCCAGTCGTACCGAGTCTTTTACGGTAGTAACACCAGATTTGTACTTAGCCGTGGTATCGATATCCATGTACCAGACCGTCATGCCGGCTTTCATCCGGTAACCGGGCATTCGCACGGGTGGCATCCAGTGAAACAGCGCCCAGCCAGCCCATGTTTTTACCCACCCCCAGATTGAAGGCACGGTAGCGTTCAGCTATCCAGGCTCCTCCATACACCGTCCAGCCTGCCGGCAGACCATACTTCAGCGTTCCTTCAGCAAAACGGGGATTATCCTGCTGATGTCCGCCACTGCGAAACTCTCCGGCACTGAGAGCATATTTCAGATGCCCTTCACGTTGCAGTACAGGCACCGAAGACCATGGCACATTAAATCGCTGTACACTGCCATCAGCTTCCTGCAGGGTTACCTGTAAGTCACCTCCACTCCCGGCCGGATAAATATCGTTTATCTCGAACGGGCCTGGAGGTAGCGTACTCTGGTAAATTTCATACCCGTTCTGGCGGATACTAATCCGGGATGTTCCCCGGGAAATACCGTGAATTGTCGGTGCATACCCTCTCTGGCTGTCCGGAACCATATTGTCATCAGAGGCCAGTTGAATCCCCCTGAAATTTACACCGTCAAAAATATCCCCCCGGGTATAACTGTCCCCCATCGTCAGACGGGAGCGCAGGGAAACTATATCCCGCTCCAGCCAGGTGTTAATGTGCTGCCAGTTATTCTGGCTGTACCCCTTTCCGGCACTGTAACTCCAGCTGGTGTTGTCCCGAAGACGCCAGCTCCCGATATTCAGTCCTGTTTTCAGATTCAGATAGGCATAATCGCTGGTGCCACCATAGCTGTCGCGCACCCGATTACCACTGAAGTCATAATTCAGCAATGCCGCTGTAATTCCGTTATCCCAGTATTCCGGCGCAATATAACCACGGGCCTGATTACTCATATATAACTGAGGAACGGTCAGGTACAATCGCTGCTGCCCGACATCAAACCGGAATGTGGCACCCTGAATCATGGAATTCAGTGATGTGCAGGTGTCAGCCGGCAGTCTCTCCATACCCGGCACGGCATAACGGTTTACCCCCATCGCACTCATATGCTCCGGACTCAGGCAGGGGGCAAGTTGCTTCCCGTCCTGACTCATCTGAAACTGCACGTCACGGGTTGAGATATACGTATCATTCAGATAAATATCCACCCGGTACACGCCTGGCGGAAGCTCCTGCCCCTGTGTAAATGCAGACAGGTCCGCAACCGCATCCGGGTCATCAGACAGAAAACGCGGATTAAAATAGAGCTCAGCCCGGGCCGGAGAAACAATTATCCCGATAAAAAATGCCAGCGGCAGTATATTAAATTTCATTCTGTTATTACCCCCGCCAGCAGAGCCGGTCAGTGATTTATCAGACAGGAGCTGTCCGCCATCTCCGAAAAACATGTCAGCCCCCACACTGAGCGAAAAAATAAAATCAGCAGCCAAACACAACCAGTACCAGAAATAACTGAGTTACTTCACAACACCCTTCACCTGTTCAGTCAGAGCACCATAATCGTTAATTGTTTTATAAGTAATATCTCCTCCGGTGTATCCTCCAGGGATATTCACAGTGACCTTTCCCTGTGGGGGTACCATGGTGTTTTCAAGACTTTTATTTCCGGCCTTTAAGTCAGTCACTGTCAGATAATACGGCGTCGGATTAAACAGAGTCAGCCCTCCGTTTTCACGGGTGAACTCTAATTTACCCGGTGCCTGTTCTGGCGGAATAACCAGTCCCTGTGGACGGTAGAGCAGTTTAATTCTGCTGACAATTGCAAACTGCAGATAATTCTCGCCGGTTTTCGCCTTATCCATGGCCGGGATGGCCTTGACATTCACCCAGAACAAACTTTCCCTGTCTTCCGGCATCTGTCCGTTTGTGGCATCAATAATTCTCAGGGTATTCTCTTTCTTTCCCTGCATGGAAAATAACGGAGGAGTAATTACAAACCGGGCATCCTTTTTTCCCTCAGCATTTTCAATCCATGACTGAATAAGGTAACTACTTTTATCATCATTATTTGTTACCGCCAGTTGTACCTGTTTTTGCCCTTCAGGGTAAATCACACGGGTGGCCCCCAGAGCAACCCCGGCATAGCTCTGCGGAATATAAAAAAAGACTAAAAATGATGCCAGAACGGCCCATATACGCATGTGCTTCATCATGTTATTAACAGCCTTAATTAAATGGCGTTATATCTGCCAGTTACAGATAGGTCAGAGAAAACCATACCTGTCCATTTGCCTTTCCCCCGGTGACGGGATAATGTGTGGCCTTATACCTCGCCTGCATATGCAGTTTCATATCTCCGCGGGTAAGATGCACCCAGTTCTCCGGAGGCTGATTAAGTTTTACCAGCTCTCCGCTTTCATTAAATAAAGCGATAGCGATTCCGTCTGAGGCATCATTCTCCTCATCCACCGACAGCAACTCCGGCTCGTGAATATCTGACACGCCATAAAAGGAAATCCCCACCCGCTGACTGACGACAGTGCTGCAGCCCTGAAGGTGAATATCAAAGCCCACAGAGTCCCCATACTCACCGGCGGCGTGAAATCGATTGCTGCTAAGTTGCCCCATATCCACAGTCATCTGCCTGTCTGACAGGGCAAGACTGCATGCTTCAGCAATTATTTTTCCCTGGAAGCGCATGTTTCCTCCCGGAAGCATGACATGCCAGTGGTTTCCGGCCAGTGCAGCGGGAGACAGCAAAAATAACATTATTGCCATTTTCGATATTTTCATTAATCTCACACCCGCATGGATAAAAACAGCCCTCCCTGGCCGGGTATATATCCGTTACACTGTTCTGATATTACTGGTACTGAACTTTAAAGGTGGCGTCGGCGTTGGCAATACCAGCAGTGGCCTGTCCAGTTGCGTAGTAAACCGCCTGAAATGGAATTTTGTTGGTTCCGTCAGTTAATGTAAACGTTGAGCTTGCAGTTCCATCTAAAGGTACAACCTTGCCGGTATGGTCAGTAATCTGAACGCCGACGTTTGTTGCAGAACCCGCTGCAGAACTTTGTAAAGCAAGAACATCTGTTTTACCAGTAACTGCTGGGCCTGAAAAGACAATTCCTGCACCAGCAGACACCTGCGAGTCACAATCATTTAATTCAATTGTAAATCCAACTGGATTGCTTTTAGCTCCATCTACTTTCAATCTTTCGGAACGAACCTGTCCAAGATTAACCGTCTGATCGAATGAGTTAGTGTTTACAGCACATGCAGCATTAACCACTTCACCCTTAAAATGAACTGTACCACCATTAACCGTGGTGACAGCAGACGCATTTGTTGCAACACCCAGGGTCAGAGCTGAAAATACAGCCATGGAGATGAATTTTAACTTCATATTTAATTCCTGTTTTTAATTGAACTACGCACACCGTATCTGTCATCACAACAGACACAATCAATATCCCGAACGACGGGAATCTTTTTTCAGGAGAACTTCATAAATGCAATGTGAGAAATACACTCAGGCAGCATTTATGACATTATCTCCCGATAATATTTTCCGGTTAACCGACAGGAATCTTCTCTATAGATAAGATTCCCTGGATGATAAGCTATGAGTTAGCACTCCTGTCTCCACACTGAATGCTTTAGCAAAAGCAGAGAATGAAAGCATGCCTCGTTGATAATACCCGCACTCTCATTTGACTGCAGGCTTATATTTCTCGCGTATTATGTATTGCCCCGGCGTTTTTTATTGTCCGTATTTTACAGGGAAGCAGCTTCAGCTATAGCTGATACACTATCAGTATAATAAGGAGCAAGTCTGGCAACGAGGACATTCAACCTGGTAAGGCGCCCAAGCGTTGTACTGAAATATCCATTATTCATCTGGTATTTCTCGCAGACATCTTTACGGGAATGACCACTGACCAGATAATCCTTCATAGCGAGAATAACTCTGTCACTGTGAATAGAGGAAATACCTATCAGTAAAAAAAATTGTTCTTCAGACATGGAGCCGGATGACAGCGCGCTCTCACGTAATTTTAGTAAAAAAGCATCCCCTCCCCGGGTAATAACTTCATGCTGTGCCATTCGATACTCCCCACCCCGCCACCTACAGGGCTGCCTTAATATTCATCCCCCATACAGGAGGGCCTGGCTCCTTAAGATATATTTAGTTTTTTATGTTGTAAACATGTATTTTGACGATCTTTTGATCTGTAAAGCTGTTTATTTTTAGGGTTACATCTTGCAATGGATTAGTGTTTTAGTGATTAATGCTGCATAAGAATTAATATTCAGTATAAAAGATCGTTAAAATCGTTTTTTGCAACGTTCCTTACCATTGAAAAAACTATAAAAATAATGTGATAGAAATCCAATCGTGAATATGTTTCGCATATTAAGTAAATACACCAAATACAATATAAAAACATGATGATCACATTTGAATTGTCAAAAACAAGTCAGCCACTTATTATCCTTTTGCTTATATAGAGAGGATGATGATATGCAGAATGAAATAATGGGTTTTCTGAGCAGACATAATGGAGGGAAAACCGCAGAAATTGCGGAGGCGCTGGCGGTAACGGATTACCAGGCACGCTATTACCTGTTATTACTGGAAAAAGAAGGTATGGTTCAGCGCTCTCCGTTAAGACGAGGCATGGCAACATACTGGTTTCTGAAAGGAGAGATGCAGGCGGGACAGAGCTGTTCTTCCACAACTTAATAACTCAGTTTGTGGGCATGCTTCACTGAAACAGATAAAAGTTACATCAGAGTGCAGATTCAATTTTGCAGCATTCGTCACAAAATAAAAATCCAGCATTTTATGTCAGAATACCTCACATGATAATAAAACCTGTCCGGTTTTACTGCATGGCCAGACATTATACAAAAGCAAATCCTGTAAACTCCATTCAGCCTCCTTGCTATCCGGTAACGGAGGCTGTTTTTTCGTTACGCCTTTCCCCGGCAGCATCAGTAGCAGTAATTTATAGATTCTACGAACTGAGACTGTCTGTCCGGGGAGAACATACGTAACCCGGCGCAAGGCTCCTGTCAATTACCTCCGGCCTCTGCTCCCTTGGTTGCCAGACAGAGTCTCTGACGACCATGCTTTCAGTGTCAGCGCCAGTGATATAAGACGGTAAATGGGGATGCGGACGATTTCCTGTATCACGTCTGTTGGCGCTTAGCCTCAGAATATCCACCACCAGACGCTGACTGTCTGACCAAAACAGGCCGTTCAGTGCGATCACCTGCAATCCCGTTTCCAGCGCATACTTCAGTCGTTCACGGGGCGCTTTCACTTCCCGGGCAATTTGCTGCCATGGCGATGATGTATTTTCACTCCCAACCATCCGGCGAATACGATGAGACAGATGATACCGGAATATATCCGGCACACCAGAAAGACTGGCTTTCAGGCTGTACACGCAGCCAAACCGTTTATCGTTGAACACCACATTTTTCTGGCTGATATCCCATGCTTCCCGAAGTGTAACAATCAGCTGTGGCGTCCGGGTTAAAAGCAGACGAAAAGGCAGTTCAAAACTGGTGACGTAATCCACATTCAGCAATGTAATATGCAGCCGTTCTTCTGCCCCGCCTCAGTCTGCCGACACTCCTCCAGGACATCCTGCCACTGCTGGCGAAGACGTGAGGATTAATTCCGCCAAGGTAAAACAGTATTTATCCGCCATAGAGTCAATTCGTGTACACATACTGAAAAGAATTCCGTATAAAGATTCAGCAGACAAAACTTTATCAGTCTGTAAAAATTAACGGAAGAGTTGATATTTCTCCCGATCATCACCGGATAATTGTTGCAATAACCAGTGGCATCAGAGACTGAACAGCTGTTTTTAACGCAACGTATTGCTCTGATGTATCAGGCCGGGTAACCCGAAAACACCTTTCCACCCGACATTGTCCGCCAGCGTTTATCCCCCGCCAGGCCTGCTGCAGTAAATCCACCACTTGCGAACATTCTTCATCAACTGTGGCACTGACCCGCAGATGGCAAATGCTCGCCTGGCTGAGCAGCAACAGGCATCGTATTGTTGCTCCTCCATGTTGTTCCCGCAACCAGCGTAATACCACCGGCGGTGCTGGACTGGCAGTGTGATTACGCTCAGTAATATGTTCTTGCACCTGTCGGTAAAAGGCAGTACAGAATGCATGAATCTGTTGCCCGTTGATGTTTCCTTCTGCCGAATGGAGTGTGAAGTAAAATGCCAGCAAATGCGGCCAGTGGTCCACCGCCTGCTGAACAAAACGCCGGATGTCTCCCGGCTCTGAAATTAAGGCTTCGGTTATTTGCACGAAATCTTCCTTTTCAAACCCTGTTGGATTTTGTCAAGCCGGTGCAGACACAGTAAAGCGCGCATCAACACCTGAAAGGTACGATACAAACACAAGTTACAAACAATAAGAACGGAAGGACAATTAATCAGTGAGGAATAATAACTAAATTAACCAAAAGAATGTTACTGACAATACCACCAATACTTAAATAGCAATATATTAATTAATGTAAGAACAGATGCCCGGTAAGACATATACACAATACATCCACAAACACACTCTTTTCATTAAATAAATCACCTGATTAAACCATGAAAGTGTGATGTAAGTCAAAATTACTGACACAATCAATTGATAATGATTATCTCTATCATTATCGTGATATTCGAGAATGAAAGGAGAAGTAGTCATTATAAGCCTTTTATAAATCGTCATCATCATAGTAAA